CTTGCTTGGCAAGCTTCGCTGCATTTGCCTCGGCCAAGACGTCGATTTCGGCCTGCTCCATATCGCGGACCCACCCCGAATCGAGGTGAATCTTCAACACGTGGGAAGGCCAAGCGACCGCCTCAGGGACCGGGGTCCCGTGAGGCAGTATCTTGCCGTCCCGTTTGACTGGGCCGGTGGCGACTAACACTAGCCGACCGCCGCATCGAGGAACACACCGCAGTCAGCAGAGATAATCTTAACATCGACATCAAGCGAAAGCTCATGTCGGGTTAGATTCTTGTGCTCCATGTCGAATGTCCGGACAGCGATGCCCTTGGTTTTGGCGCTCTTGCCGCCACCATTGAAGCCGAAGATATTGAATGCACTGAGCGTTTTCATTCCGGGAGCGTCGGAGACGTAGCCACACCAAGCGTCTTTGGTGTTCATGAGCCCGGTGAGGGTGGCCGTTTGGCCTTCCTTCGCAGAGTTGTAAAAGTTGCCAGCAACGATATATTTGCTGACACCCAGGAAGCCGGCGAGTGAATTGTGCAGCTCTTCCATAGTGGTTCGGCTCGTGTACTTCACGGCGTCACGAACAACGGTATTGGTCACAAGAGCCTTGTGCACGTCGATGCCGTTAACCCACACGTTGCCGCGCTTACCCGTGAGGGTCCGAATCGAGCTGTGTGCATTCTCAGCAGTTTCCTGGGGATCACTGGTGGTGTCGAACTGGTTGAAAGTTGGGGTTGCGTCCCAGTCCCCACCAGATGCAACGCCATTCGCGTCAGTAGACCAACTGCCATCGGCAAACAAACCGACGATCTTCTGGTCCATTCGCATTCCGAGTTGGTTGCCCAGGAAGTCGGCGGCGTCACGCTCAGGGTTAACCTGGTCGTCAGCGTCGGCAAGGTCGTCCCAGTCTTGGTCGAAGTGGACTGCCTCGTTGATGCATTTGTAGGTGTCGGTCGACAGCGTCCAGCCGCCACCCTCTGATTCAGAGTTAGGCCCACGGGGCTTCATCTGCGGCCGGTTGTATTCCCCGGTGGGGTAGACGTAAAAGGCGCCGGACCTGTTGTCGACAGGCACAGTCTGAAAGTGTGCGCTAAGAAACTCCGCCTGATTTTGCTGAGTGGCGACCGTTAAATTTGTGAGCGGGACGTCAATGGCGCGTAGCTGTGATGCTAAAGGCATTTGGTTATACTCCTAAGCCGCTAGGGTTAAACGTAAAATCGATGACGTCACCGTCGGCGCCAACGCCGTGGGCAATGCCCAAGATCTCGTCACCGGTCGTGGCTGCAATACCCATGGCGTCACCGTCGGCCTGGATGTAGCCCATGGCTGCGACGACTCCGCCGACCTTGAGCTTAGTCGGGCCGCCGAGGCGAACAACGACATTCTCGCCAACGATGCCCTCAGACTGAAGCACGCCAATGGCTGCCTCGCCTGCGGTATCGCAAAGCTCAACGGTCCCTGCGGTCACGAGCTTTACCAAGTGGTACTTCTTGCCCGTGAGAGTCTCACTGGCAAGAAAGGTTTTGTCTGGTCCGTAGTTTGACATTCAATGTATTCCTTAATTGCCGCGTTTGGCTTTGGTGTAAAGTTCGGGCTTTTCTTTAGCGATGCGGGCATATGCCTGTTCGTAGGTGATGCTGTCTTCGCGTGCTCGGACCTTGGCGAGTGCCTCGATCTCAGTACCGTCGCCAGCGGGGAGCGCAGAACCGTGTACGGTCAACGCTTGAGCCAGCCCGGTTTCGAGTTTGGCGATGACGCCATTAACGAAGGCAGCGGACTCTTTGCTTAGGCGAAGGTCGACCTCGTCGAGCGCCTTGGCAATCGTTTCGGTTTCGCCTTCGACGAACTTGAGCGCCTCGGCTTGCTTGGTGAAGGTCGCTAGCCGCTTGTCTGCCTTGAGTTTCGCGATCTCTTCGAACGCTCCGTCAAGCTGTTTCTGCACTGCGGTGTCTCGCTTGTTCAATTCATTATCCTTTTCCTCGTCCTCGTCCTCGGCTTTTTCGAGGTCGGGTTTGTCGGCCTCTTCGTCGTCTGCTTTTTCCTCAGCGGCGGGCTTAGCCGGCTCGGGGACGGGCGCGCCTTGCGCTGCTCCGGTCAAGATCATGTCGAGAATCAAGTGCATCTCTTCGGGGAGTGCTGCCTTAAGTTGCTCGATTGCTGCGTCATTGGCCGAAGCCTTTTTCACGGTCATCAATTTACCTTGCTTGGTTGTGGGTTGCCGTTTGGAAAAAACGACCTTAGCGGCGTGCTGGTCATCCCCAGATGCGCCCTTGTCAACAAATGAGATCTCAACGAGCTTGCTTAGTCGAAGCAGTTTCGGGGTCATGAATGGAGATCCTCGCGTGTGCCTTCGCCTGCAATCGATAGCTCGGCAAGCTCACCACTCTTGACTCGCTGCCAGAGCGCGTCATCGTTCACACGAACCTTGACGATTGCACCCTCAACACCAGCGCCGAAGCCCAGTGCCAAGCGCTCATCGCGAGAAAGTGTGAAGTGCTGCACAATGTCGGCGACGCCCATGCGGTCGTGCATCTCGGCACCCTTGGAGATGCCGCCATCAGCGAATGCCTCAATGAATGCGTCTTCGAGGTTGTCGATATCGATGACATCGGCTTGGTGATCGATAATTGGGGTGCCGTCTGCCTTGGTCACGACAGAAGCCCAAGCGGTAACGAGCCGCTTTTCTGCGTTGAGCTTTCGGATCTGGAAACTGACACCGTTCATTGCCGTCAGGTTTAGCGATTAGCTGTCCTTGGGTCCTATGCCCGATGCACCCAATATACCCAATACCTAACGAAAGCGGGCGTGAGCCTCCGACAATATGCGGGCAATCTCGCTCTTGGGTATGTAATGCCGACCGGTCACCGTGGTTCGTGCGTTGATTCGGTGCCTGCCATCGCCGTGAATCCACCGAATGATGGTGCGGTAGTCGCGGCCGAGCATCTTTGCTGCGGTCTTGGTTCCCACTTCGCCGGTCTTCTTCACGAGCCACCGCAACTTAGGATAGATCGAGCCTGCTCGCCCGTGATGGGGAATGCTGTGAGCCTCCGACAATATGCGGGCAATCTCGCTCTTAGGTATATAATGCCGACCGGTCACCGTGGTTCGTGCGTTGATTCGGTGCCTCCCATCGCCGTGAATCCACCGAATGATTGTGCGGTAGTCGCAGCCGAGCATCTTTGCCGCGGTCTTGGTGCCAACTTCGCCGGTCTTCCTCACGCCCCACCGCCGCTCAGGATAGATCGAGCCCGCTCGTCAGTAATAGGGAAGGCCGTAGTCATGACTGACACCGCCTGGTCAGCACCCATCAGCCCCTCGTTGACGCGCCCGACGATATCGAGCAAGGCCGTCACCTGCGCGCCGTTGAGTGCCTCTTTCGGGTCGACCACTGGGGCCGGGCCTGTTGTTGCACCGTCCGTGGTCACCTCACCAGCGATAGGTTCAGCCGCTTCGAGCGCAGACACTGCACCCATATCGTCAGCCCCTGTTGCGTCGCGTTCATCCATCTCGCCCAGGCCGTCTTGCATCTGGCCAAGGCTCGGCTCATCTTCGGCGGGTATATTCAATCGACCGCGCAGATAGCCCTCAAACTTCTCGCCCGGTGTCATCGAGCCAGACCCGACCAGCGAAGCGATGCCGCCCATTTCCTCGACCGATAGCCGCGAGTCGATCTCATCGAACCTGTGCTTCGGTGCCAGCTCAGCAGGCCAACCGTTAAGCACAGTCAAGTCATAATAGACCTCGCTCAGTGCGTCAGCCATGATGCTCGTGAGCCCAACCCGCATGAGCGAGGCGAGGTGGTCTTTGGCATCCTGTAACGACATCGCGCCAACGTTGTTCATTCCCACCAGCGCCGAGTCACCCATGAGCGCAATGGCCTGGCGTGATTCGAGTCGCTTGATTATATCGTTCTGATCGATGGGCCGACGCCCGCCGGACTGAATAAGCCCGTGCTTGAATCCCGTTGGGTTGCCGTTTCGGTCGGTTTCGCTGGGCATAATCAAGCCCTCGTGCTCGCCTCGCCTGACCTGTGCGACGACATCGCGAAGGTTCTGAACCGACGCTTTCTGTGCCGTTGTTGCGTCAGCACCCAGCCACTCTGGCGGGACGCTGATTGTGAAAAGCCCGGCCATATCCTTCTCGACGCCGATGGCCTCAAGGTCTTCGATGCGGTTGCACATATACCAAGGGCGATAAACGTTGCGGTAAAGGCTCCGACCCTCCGGGCTCCGCTTGTGCTCGCTGAACTTGACGTGAAGCAGCTTGTCGAGGGGCAACAACGTTCGGCGGTAGCTGGGCGGTGCTAACTGCCAGGCGCCGATAACCTCGCCCGAGTCTTCGAACTCCCACCGCTCGATGGTGTCTTGGGCCCGTGGCGACAGGTCGTAGATGCCAATGCGCCTGTCGTTGTATGCCGACTGCATACGAGTGAGCGGTGCGCTGTGACCGGCTCGAACCTTGTAGACCTTCTCCATCAGCGAGTAGCCGTAAGCCGCAGACGACAGCATGTCGCCGATGATGGTACGCATCGGCACAATCATGTCGTCGATACACGTCTCGCAAAAGTCAGCGATCTCTGTGGCCTGCGGTGACTCGTCGGCACGCTCGGGCCCACCGATAGCACCGCTAATCAAGAGCCATTGCTCAAGGCGCCACCGCCCGATGATGGGCGAGCTGTCATCCATCTCACGGTAAACCTTCACCGCCTTCTTACCGCTCAGGTTCCGGTGATACTCGTCGTAGATATATCCATTGGACCGCTTGAGCCCGGTGACCCCGAGCTGTTGAGTGACTTCGTAATCTGGTAGTTTTGTCGACATCGTGGGCCCCTAATTGTGTTTCAGTTTGTGAAGCAATCGAACTTGCCGGAGTCGTAAATCTTTTGAATATCGGGCCTGACCTGGCCTCGTGCTGGCATACTCCAGACGACTTCGGTGCGGGCTGAGTTC